AATTGGCTGTGTTACAAATATAAGAGCGTACAAAATTCCTAAAGATGTACACAATAAAATTGTTCCAAGCGTGATGCCAAGAATAAATTTTAGTCTTGCATCAAGATCTTGTGGGGTTAATCTTTCTTTAGCCATTTTTTACCTTTGTTTTTTGGTACTCATCCCAGACTTCCTGCCCTACTAAATCTCTAGAGCATGTTCCAGTAGTCTCACATATTGGTGGATTGCATTCTGCCTTATCCCAGTTTGCTGGATCTTGGCATTCATATCGGAATGAACCATCAAAGTTACACGATGTAACTGTGAGGGCTAGCATTAAACTAGCTAATGAGGCACCTAATTTTCTCATGCCTCAATTATAGCATTTTTATTCTTCTTTTCTCAAAGGTATTGTGGCTAGCCATATTACTGTGGCTATTACTGTGGCCAACCCGACCACTTGCTGGGCACTTCCAGTAAGGGTTAGCCAAGCTATAAAAAATCCAAGGAGGGTAAATATTTGGGCAATGCTTTCTTTAATTACCTCCCAGATATAATTAAGGACCTTTTTGATTATTTTCATCCTATCCTCCTAGTCATAGCTGCTGCTATGATATTACTTGCAATAATTACTGGCACAATTACTTCTTGCGCCTTTTCTCTTTGATCATCTGTCATGTCTTTACCCCATTCAGAAGGGTTTAAAACTTCAGATAAATCTATATTTGTTAATGCTCCTATTGGGTCCGCCAAAAATTGCTCTGCTGCTATTTCAGTAGTAGCATCTGCTAAGGTATATGGCATTTGAGCATCTACATTTTCTTCTAATCTACTAGCAAATTCAACAAGGGCTATGGCTACTACTGGATTATCTTTTACTATTTCTGCAATCAAAGCTACCTCTTCTGTTCTAATTCCTAAGTCTTTAGCAACTTCTTTTTCTTGTTCTGGAGATAATTCGGTTAACATATTTGATAGTTCTGCCGCTAATTTAGCGTCATTAACTCCAATTAATTTATTTAAATTCTTTAATTCTTCTTCAGATATTGGACTGCTATTGTCAATTGGTTCATTTATGATATCATCATCAGATGGTAAATTTACAGGTTCTTGAGAATCAATTGGCTCAGGTTCAGGAGTTGGGTCTTGATCTATATCCGTTGGCTGAGGTGAAGGCTCTGGTGTTGGCTCTTCGGAAGTCTCAGGTTCAGGGGTTGGATCTTCGCTGTCCCCATCTGTGGTATCAGAACTTGGAGAAGGATTGGGATCATCTGGTTCAGTTTGCTCTCCATCATCAGGAAACCTTGGGTCTTCTGGTGTAACAACTTCTGGTTCAACTTCAACATCTGGATCTGGCAAATCTGGTTCTGTTGTTGGCTCTGCTGTTGGCTCTGGTGTTGGGTCTGAAGTTGGATCTGGAGTTGGGTCTACTTGGTCTCCGTTAATTGCTGCAATTAAATTATTTAAATCAGAAATTTGATCTGCTAATTGTGTTGCCTCTGCAACCTCTGCCTGTTGCTCTTCTGGACTTATTGGTGTTGGTTCTGGAGATGCCGTTGGGTCAACAACTGGTTCTGCTTGTAGCGTTGGAGCTGGAGAACCTGCTTCTATTTGTGTAGCTCCCCAAGCTTCTAATGAAACAATATCTCCATTATGTAATCTAACACCTGTTCTTAAATTTTGATATTCAGGACCCTGATAACTGTATGATACTGCTAACCCGCCTGTATTAGTTATTGCAACAAGTATATTAACTGTGCTTGGCTGTGCTCCATAATTTCCAAATGGTACCATGTTAAGATTCATTTGAAATCCGCCCTCAGAATAATATATATCTAAGCCAGATGTTCCACTAGCTCCTGGATACCAGTCCATTGAGTATAAAGATATTGATGGAGTGTTTGGATAAGCCCAATATGTTGGATCTGGTTGTCCAAATGTTATTACTGAATTAGTTGTGGCATATATATTAGAATACTGTACGCCGTCAAAAGTTATTGTTGATGCTATCGGAATTTGATAGCTAATGTCATCTCCAGAGCATGTATCCATATGATGGACAGTTGGCTCTGAATCTCCTTCATAAGCGGCTGCTATTGTTTGTGATTGTATAAAATTGACGCAGGTTGCGTAAGCATTTAATGGGACAAGAAATAGCCAACCAAATCCAAGGATTGCGGCTAAAGATAATCTCCATACTTGAGTCCTAGTCAATTAAAAACTCCCTGTTACAAATTTTGTAACAAGTTAATTATATCACTTAATTATTTAGGATTATCTGTTTTGTAAAAACCTGTACCCTTAAACTGGACACCAATTGTTCCATAAACTTTATTCATTTGATTACCGCATTTTTCACAAACTTCAATTGAGTCTGCTTGCTCAAATGATTTACTAACTTCCATGCCAAAATCGCATTCGATACAGGCATATTCATATCTTGGCATAGCTCTCCTTTTGTTAATGAGCAGTTTATACACATGCTCAGGTGTATTTTTATTTATTTAATTTTGATCGTTTTGGGTTTCTTTTCTTCGGGAATGTTTCGTTCCACAAAGATGTTAAGAATACCGTCTGCCATTTCAGCACGATCCACCTCCATATACTCTCCTAGAGCAAAGGTGCGTGTGAACTTTCTGGTTGCGATACCTTTATGAAGTACTTCTTTAGAAGACTCTTCGGCTTTCTCACCCTTAACTATTAAACTTCCATTATCTACAGAAACACTTACTTCATCCTTACTGAATCCAGCAAGCGCAAGTGATAACTGATAGGTATCATCGTCAATCTTTACCAAATTGTATGGTGGATAAGATTGATGAGTAGCCTCACGATAGATATTGGAAAGACGGTCTAACTCTCTGTTAAAACCGATAAAAAAAGGATCTCTAAAAAGATCCATGGCAAATTGTGTTACCATTATTCCTCCTTTAAGCGAATAAGTTAATTAGGCCCCATTTGGCGACCTATTACCATTATATCAAATTCTTTTATTTGATTCAATATATGTTTGCGAAGACACCTCTATATATGTAGAGTTTTCTCTAAAATGTTTTAAATCTGGAGATCCACAATATGACATTCCGCTTCTCATGTTATTGTCTAACATTTGTAATGAATTTCTAACAGGACCTTTTGAAAAAACTTTTTCAGCAGATGCACCTTCTACATGTAAAAATTTTAAATTATTTATCGCTTCAGGATTTTGATTAATTTGAGATTCTTTAGATGCCAATCCCCTAAAAACGTGGTTTCCTTTTTCGTCCCTCTCGCATTCTTCATGGCCAGAAAAAAAAGAGCCCATCATTACTCCACTTGCTCCAGCTGCAAATGCTTTGACGGCATCACCATGATTTTTTATTCCACCATCGGCAACTATTCCATTAATGCTATCTCCCTGCACTTTTTCATATATATCCATTATTGAAGATAATGTCGGAACTCCAAATCCAGTTACTATTCTGGTTAAACACGCAGCGCCGCCGCCAATTCCAACTCTTATAGAATCTGCGCCAGCATTCATTAATGATTCATAAGCTTCATATGAAGATATATTTCCACACATTATGTGAGTATCATCAGAAACATTACTTCTTAATTTTTTAGTAGCCTCTACAACCAAATCTAAATGTCCTAATGCTGTATCCATAAGTAATATTCTTATACCCATTTTATCTAATTGATTAAGAATATCAATGTTTTCTACTTCATATGATGAAATACAAAACCCAATGTTTTCAGGACCACCGTTTAACTCAATTGTTTTTCTTACCCTAGAAATTCTTTCATCTAATGAATATAGTCGTGGAATAAAACCCACTCCTCCAAACTTAATTATTTCACTTATCATTGATGGGCTAGATATGAATTCCATGGGGGCGATAAAGAATGGTGAGGAAAGTCTTAAGACTGATTTAGGTTGATTTGGGTTTCCAATTTGTGAGTTTGTTAATATAGTTGCCCTTGAAGGTATAGTTGATTTTTGTGGAACCAACAATATGTCGTCAAAGCAAATACTTCTGGTCTCTTTATCTTTTTTCATGTTTCTCCTAAGAAAGTATACCAAAATTATATGTTTTTTCCCAATCCTTTATATCAGACATGTCATTTATTAAAGGCTGTCCTTTAATATTTAAACTTGTGTTTAAAAGAATTGGAACTCCAGTAATTGCATACCAGTTTGAAAGAACATCATATAACCCAGGATGTTGATTTTTATTTACTGTTTGAACCCTTGAAGTCCCATCTTTATGCACTACAGAAGGTATTTTATCTGGCTGTAAACATTCTACTGCATATTGCATATAAGGACTTGTAAAATTCATTTTAAACCATTTGTGTGCATGCTCTTCCATTACAACTGGTGCGAATGGTCTAAAAAGTTCTCTTTTTTTAATAAGATTAACTTTATCTTTAATTTTTGGATCTCTTGGGTCTGCTAGTATGCTTCTATTTCCTAAAGCACGTGGCCCATATTCAGCTCTACCTGAAGCAACAGCAACAATTTTATCTCTAATTAATCCAGTAATGATATCTTGAACTGGATACTTACCGCCCAAATCATGTCCCAAGTAAGGATCTTTCCAATTTATATGTGCTCCATACAAGGCGGCAGCTGCGCCTAGAGACGATCCAGCATCACCAGGATTAGGCATAATCCATACATCATTAAATATATTCCATAATTTTGTATTAGCAGAACAGTTTAACGCACACCCACCCATAAACACAAGGTTATGCTTTCCAGTTTTAGCCTGTGCGTATCTCATAAATTCCATTAATCTTAATTCATAAACCTTTTGAACAGATGCAGCAATGTCGAATTTATCATTTTCCGTAACCCATCCCCAATCATTTATGCCTTTGTGAAAATTGTATTTTTGTTCTTTTATGGATGGGAAATAAGAATTTACTTTATCGAAATACTTATCGGGATTCCCATATGCCGACATACCCATCATGATGTATTCTTCTTGATTTGGCATAAGGCCAACAAGTTGTGTGAATGCTGAATAAAATAAGCCAAAACTAAATGGGTAATTAAACTTTTTTACAAGTCTGATTTTTTCTTTTTCTCCAACCCAAATTGTTGATGTGTTATATTCTCCAATAGAGTCTAAAACAACAATTACGGCATCATCAAATTTGCTTGTATAGTATCCAGCACATGCGTGTGAATAATGATGATTGAAATATTTTATTGGTAAGTTCATTGGAATATTTGGCTTCCAATCTGATGCACCGCCCCTCAAAAATATTCTTGACCTTTTGAGTTGCGGATGCTCATAATATGCTATATGTGTTGGTGTTCCATAATTAAGCATATCATTATAAATATCCTCATTGTTATACCAATCGTTTTTTTTCTTACTATATCTTTCTGAGTGGGCTGCAAACAAAATATCGCCATCCTTTATCAAAGATATTGATGCGTCGTGAGAAGTTTCATTAACTCCTAAAATTATCATTACAAAACCTTTCGTATATAGCATCAGCATAAAATTTATGTATAGCTGTTCCTGGATGCTGACTGTCTCTAGCTAAATACGCAAATTCTTCTTCTTTTATAATAGGATTTTTTTCAAGCCAGTCTTCAAAACTTTCAAAAATATCGTAGAACCTAGATATATTTCCTTCGGACATAAACTTATGATACTTAAACCAGCTAAAACAATATAATTTAATGTTGTTGGCATAACAATACTGTTCTAGTATAAAATAATATTGATAGGATATTGCTTCCAAAAGAGAGTTTGCTATAGGTAAATCGAAATGTCCTCCGTCTAATTCTCCTAATAGCCTAAACATTCTGTATGGAATTGGAATGTTTAAAAATATTATATCAGGATTCCCATAACATTTAAAATATTTAAACATATCAAATATTAAAGACGCTGGCGATATTGCAGGAAAAGATAAATTAAAATACCCAGAACATTTTTGTTGTTCTGCTATCTTATTATAAATAATTTTTGACCACACCTCATGCTCTAATAGTCCATATCCCCATGTATAAGAGTCTCCGCAAAACAATATGTGTAATCCGTCGTGTTTATCAGTAAACTCTTCTGATCTATACATTAAAGAATTTAAATCAGAAAAATTAATTTCTTTACCTATTCTTAAAAAATTTTTAATAGAATCATTTTTTAAAATCTCATCTTTTTTAAATCTAATTGTTGGATATGGATTAAGTATCTGACTTTTAGTATAAGAAAAATTACTATCTTCTTTAGGCATTATCAATATTCTTTTCTTTATATTTATTATATATAAAATCTGCCCAAAATGATTGTGGGGCAATACCTAAATGCCTACCGTCTCTTGATATCTGCAAATATTCAGAATACTTTCCTTTATAATTTTTAGAAAAATTTTCTATAAATGATATCATTTCATCTGTTTCCCATGAATAAAAAGTTTCAAAGTTTTCTATATAATTAAAATCCCAAAATAGGTAGTCTGCATTTGGCTTAGATTTTGTACGCCATGTAAAGGAATATAGTTTTATATTGTTACTTTTACAATAATGGTAAACTTGAAAATACGCAAAATAATTTCCCATTTCATTTATGTCAATTATATAATTTGTAGTATCAGTATCACCACTATGTGAAATTATTTCATTCATTCTGACATCTAAGAAATGATTGTTTGGTTTATTTTCAGTCATTTCAAATAAATCGTTATTTTGAAAATTAGAAAACCCCCTACTTGTTGGAGGCATCATCCAAAAAACTACTTCTGGATTTCCAAATTTTTCAAAATATTTAAACATCATATAGCTTTGCTCTTGAATTGTAGTATTAGGAAATCCTATATTAAAATACCCAGAACATTTTTCTTTTTCAGAAATATTTTTATATACACCATATGCCCAAACTTCCTCTAATGTGACTCCACTACCATGTGTATACGAACATCCAGCAAACAGTATGTGCTTTCCTTCATGATTTATTTTAAATTCATCTGATTTAAATCCATAAGAGTTTATGCAAGGATTTTTTACGCAACAGCATTGATCTATGTAATTTGGAGTAACAGTTTTGGGGCTAATTGAATTTATGTTTTCACAAGTTTTTTTATCGCTATCAACACATTCATACTTATGAAAACATTTTTTAGAAAGTTCTATTTTTTTATTAGGTAAAACTAATTCTACAACAAAAGGGTTTGTCACGTTTCTCCATTAGTATGTGAAATCTTTTTTTCTATTTAAAGATTTATAAATTTTTTTATATTTTATTCTAAAATATATTTTTTTTATTACTTTTAACATAATAGTATTATACCATTTGTGCCCCTGGTTGGATTCGAACCAACGCTTGTACGATTTTAAGTCGCATGCCTCTGCCACTGGGCTACAAGGGCGTGTCCCCAGTAGGCATCGATCCTACGACCCACAGATTAAAAGTCTGTTGCTCTACCAACTGAGCTATAGGGACTTGCTGAGCCCCCCGTCAGGATTGAACTGACGACCTTCCGCTTACAAGGCGGATGCTCTACCACTGAGCTAGGGAGGCGCCTAAGCTAAGAATTTAATATCTTAGCCAATGCATTAATTGTTGCAGCAATTCTTCCAATATCTCTTAACTGCTCAACAGTGAATCCTTCTTGCTTTAATGTTTCATAATGTGCTTTAACACAAAAGTGACATTTACCAATTATAGATGAAGCCAATGAGTACGCCTCAAAATTAGCCTTTGTAGTTCCGCCATGAGAAGCAATTGCATTCATTCTTAATTGTGCAGGAAGACCTTTTAGATTCGGATCGTCTGCCATTTCAATATATGGATACCATACATTATTTTGAGCCATAAGGGCGCCAGCAGTCATTGCTGCATTTTTTTCTACTTCGTTTGTAGAAGAGGCGGCAATAAATGCAATAAGCTTGCCATTACCAGTAGCAAATGAGGCTGCCAAAGCTAGGTGGGTGGCTAGCTCTGGATCAACCGCACTACGATTAATGACAGCGTCAAGATTTAATTTAATATCTTTAGCATATTCTGGTAAAGATTCTTTGAGCTGTTCAACCCACATTAGATTGTATCTCCGCCAAGGGGTCTATTGCAGGCACAAAGTTCTCCTGTTTGAAGAGCATCAAGAATACGGAGTGTTTCTTCTGGGCTTCTTCCGACATTTAGATTATTTACTGTAACATGCTGAATAACATTTTCTGGGTCAACAATAAACGTTGCACGTAATGCAACACCATCATCTGTAAGAATTCCTAGTTGCTCTGCTAATCCAGTATAACTATCTTCATTTTCAGAATACACCCATCCACGAACCTGATCAGCAAAAGACCATGAATTTGTCTTCTTCAAATCTTCATGAGCATTACGCCAAGCAAGTTTGCAAAACTCATTATCTGTTGATCCTGTAAGCAACACTGCATCACGATCATTAAAATCATTTACAAGCTTGTCATATGCAACAATTTCTGTTGGACAAACAAAAGTAAAATCTTTTGGATAAAACATAATAATCTTCCACTTTCCTGGGAACGATTCCTCAGACAAAGTTTCAAAGACATCATCAGCTGCATCTAGTCTTCCTGGCTTTACACCAACAACTCTAAATGGATCTAATTTGTATCCTACTGTTTTCATTTTTCTCCTTATATATAAGTGCCAGTCACGAAGTCCGTTTTTACGGAAGAATCAACTACTGGCTCTGTTCCCTAGATAAAAGTTTAATGGACACCTTCGACTGGTGCTACCCATAACTAGTACCCTAGTTAGTTTCGGGACAGTTGTACCTACCCTAAGTCGAACTCTGAATAGGCCTTGCTGGACCACCAGGGCTCGAACCTGGGACATTAGAGTTAACAGCTCTACGCTCTGCCAACTGAGCTATGGTCCAATACTGGTTAGCGGCGCAGCCAGTCTACGTGTTGTTCCTACATAGCCGTTTGATCGTGTCCTAGGACATACAGGGACGGTTCTACCGCATGCGCCCCTGAAAGGAATCGAACCTCTGACGCAGGCCTTAGAAGAGCCTCGCTCTATCCACTGAGCTACAAGGGCATACTAGTATACCTAATTACTATCGTAGTCGTCAATATCTTCTAAAGGAATTATTCCTTTTTCTTTTGCTATCTCAAATCCTTCTTTAGTAAAATGCATAGTAGCCTCTAAATTTTCGTCATACTCTACTTCCATTAACCCATCTTTATACAATTCTAATAAATTATCGTCTACGTATTCCATATGAGCATCCCATAATTCTGGAGCAAGTTCCTTAGTTATGGTCTCATTTAATTCAAATATTGCCTCGCCCTCTTCATTATATCCAGCAAGACGTATGGCTCCAATTTCTAGATAATACTGCATTTTTTTTAATGCCCATTCATCTTCTTCATAGTCAAACATTTTACCCTTTCCGTGCACCAGGTAGGACTTGAACCTACGACTACCCGATTATGAGTCGGGGGCTCTAACCAACTAAGCTACTGGTGCCTAGCTGAATTATATATTTTTACCATCAATATTGTCAATAGATTGCTCTACAATCTGTTGTACATAATCTGAAAAATGTTTACGTATATTTCCTGGAGGCCTTTTGCCAATTTCAAACCAGACTCTCTTATACTCCATAACATTGTCAAAGGTAGTAGGACACAATTTAATTCCGTTATATTCTTTTAGCCTAACTGGAAGAGGCACATGTTTTCCACAACACCTACACTCTTTGGCTCTTTCTTGATATATACTCATATTATTTCCATTCCATCTAGTGCTTCCGCCAAAACTCTAGGCATTGCAGAAGGAGCTTTAATTAAATTATGACTCTCCTGCTTAGCCTGCTCTCTTTGTTCTTTTTTAATTGAGCTATATGTATGAACTTCTACTGCTCCAAAATCTGGTCTGGTAAGACTTATAGCATTGAATATTGATCCGCATACAGCATCAGCTAAATCTTTAGATCCTTTTCTTGGGTGATCAACTTTATCTCTCATTATTCTTAATTCTAATAACTCATCAATTAATAATTTAATATGTGGCCCAGACAATCTTTCTTCTAAAACCACCATAGCCATATCATCATAATGTTTTTTTGCTACTGATAAAGTCTCAGTGTTAATTCCGTATTGTCTAAGTTGCTGCATCATATCGTGTGAATTCCAGCGATCAAACGTACATATCCTAATGTTAAATCCTCTTGACCTTAAAGACAAAATGTAGTCTTTGACCTCCGTAAAATCTACAGACTTATCTGTAGTTGGAGTCCAATATCTTACAGCATCCACCTCAACAATAGGGGCTGGTTGAGAATAGTTATCGGTTACTTTTACATTTACCCATTTATTAATATGCGCCATTGAGACAGCACAATGGTCATGCTTTTGTGCCAAGTCAACATGTATAAAATAATCTTTATCTTCTATAGGAACAAACCAATCTTCAAACCTGCCGAACTGATCTACTCCTAATGCTAAATTGCTAAATGCTTTTTCTATTTTTTCACGAGATTTAAAAAATGCATCAATTGCTTCAGGAGGCATGCAAGCAAATCTTCCTAATGCATCTACTGGGTCTCTGTAAAAAGATATTTTAAAATCCTCTATGCTTCTAGTTGGATTAACTTCCCAAGTAGGTCTCTTGATTGCGTAAACTTTGGGATACCTATAAGACACAATATGATCTTCATCCCAATAAACTTCAAATTCATTTCCTTGCGTATCATCTGGCAAGTCTGGATCTATTTTAAATTTATGAGATCTCTGTATTGTTTCTTTTTCCGCTACAATTTCATCGTATCTTTGTTGAATATAATCTTGCTTAAATCTAGGAAATGAAAGTAATATTACCTTTCCATAATCTGGAAAACGAGAATCTACTGAAGCTCTATACATTTCATATATGGCGCTTGCGGTTTTAGCTTGATCGTGACCAGTTGTGCTTTCTAGGGCAAAACCAGATATCTCATCTAGTACTGCAACTAGCACGTTATATCCTTCAAAAGCTTCTCGCTCTGAGTGTCCAGAATAAACAGTAACATTTTTATTGAATTTAATTTCAGAAGCTTTTTCAAAATACTTACCTATAAACCATGGAGAGCTAACAATTCTATTTCTAAATCCTTTAAAGAAAACATTGTTTGCTTGCTGTGCGTTAATAGCAATATTAATAATATCTATTGAGTCTCCAGGTGGCTTTCCATAGTATGTGGCTGGGTCTTTAAGGCATAATAGTAAATAAACTATATATGCCACTGATATAGTTGAACAATAATCCTTACCGCTACCCTTACCTAATTGAGCTACTACTTCGTTACATGTTTGCTTATAGCGATCTTCGCCTTCTCTTTCTCCAAATAGTTTGATAAGAGTAGATTGTTTATAGATTTGTGAGCTTTTTTCGATGAGCGTATATTGGTACTCCGAAAGAGGGGGTAGTCCAAGGTATTCTTTTCCTGTGACAAATGTTCTAAGGTCAACTGGTCTTTCATCAAACTCCTCCCCGTCTAATATATCGATGAGGTCATTAAAATTTAATTCCATTAAATTGACCACCATCCTCTAATTGTTCCACCATCTATAGGGCATTTCCACTTTAGATGTTCTCCGCTTTCATAGTATTCTTTAAATAATTTACTATGCAATTCTATATCTGGTTCGTGCGTATCTCTTCCACAATCTGGACAGACTGCAGAATAAACATATTCATAGACATGTCTACAATGCTTCTTGCTCGTCATGTATCACTACTGGCTCAACAATACCTGTTATTTGAGATAATCTTTTAGCAACTTCCATTTTACATTTAGGGCAAGTGGCAGTAACTTCTTTTAATATCTTTACAAGTATCTCTTGCTTTCTTTCTGTCTCCGCCAGTTGTGTAGCAAGTTCTGCGTTATCAAGAAGACCAACCTCTTGAAGCATTCCAATTCTTTTTCCTTCAATATCGGCAATTAGTTTTAATGAGGTGGCTTTTACATTTAGCTGCCCAGCTTGGTCTGCATCCTCTACAGTCTTCCACGCCTCTTTAATTAACATAGCATAGTGTTGATCTGCTCCAGAGATGGCTTGTTTTGCCCTCTCACGAGCCCCAGAATCGTTTTTAACGACCTCTTTCCACTCGTCTATATACCCAATAACATCTGCTCTTTTAAAACCAGTCAGAGTGGCAATCTGAGTAGGGTTATTGCCCTTAAGCAATTCCTCTACTACTTTATTCATTCGATCATAATGATCAGCTAATTCAATATCCATATGTAATTATTATACCATCTTAGTTGACTAAAATCACTCAGATTTTAATTTAGCTATTTTTAATAACACTAAATACCCAATTAAATCATCAATATCATTATCCCCTGGATATTCAGTACCCTTCATTAGTCTATTTAATTTATCATCAATACGGACATGCAGTTGCTCTCTTGGTCCCGCCTTTGAAAATATACGCACTGGCTCAAGAGCTGAGTTTCCGTAGGCAATATTCTTTTTTACCAGCATGTGTGCAATTTCATGACAGGTTTCAAGAATTTCTTTGCCCGCCTCTGTGCCAACAGTGAGCAAATAAAGGTCGTCGCACTTAAAGTTTTTTGAATCTGGAAACACTGGTTCTAAACTCATTTAATTATACCGTGCTCTTTCAATGATCTGTGAATGGTCATAACAGTTACGCCACATTCTTTTGCAATTTCTTCCATAGTTTTTCTTTGAACTACATATCTTCTATATAGCCAATCTTTACTTTTATATAATTTCATAGCATAGTATTCGGTTCTTTTTTAGCAGTTATGATTACAGCCTTTGTTCCTTCCCACCGAATTCTCCCCTTGCATCCAACATTATATTTTGTGTCACCTTCATACTCTGAAGAAACTGCATATGCATAGCCATGTATCTCAAAATCACTTGCAAGACTTTGGTTGCCGTTAACGAATATTCTCCACACCAAAGGGTCTCCACTTTCTGCCTTTGTATTGAATCTTAATATGATGTCATCATATGGCTTTAGCCACCTATCTTTAACTATAGCCCAAATATATTTAATCTTTTTCATATGCCCATTTCTTTTCTTTTTTGTGTAGCAGATATAGCCTGAATTTCTGGAGATAGTTCAACCTGTTCAATCTTATATCCAACATCTCTACCATAAACAATATTAGTAATGTTTGGCAACCTTAATACCATTGCTCCGTCCATAAATTCATCTTTAGAAATATATTCTTTTACTTGATCAAATTTAAGTGGATCTTTTTCGCTTGTATTATAAGTGTTTCTAACTCCAAGTAGTACCTGCTCAGTTCTCTTTCCAGCCTCTACATACAGTGCATGGTGCCCTTCATGCCATGGCTGATATCTTCCTAGCATTAATGTAGTTGGTTTAGACCAATCATGAAGATTAAAGGTTTTAATAACAGCAGACGCTTTTTCATCTGGACTCATCTGATGGTCAATAAACGACAGGTAGGTTCCATCTGGGGATTCCCACATCTTATTAGTATCTTCAAATCTACCTTCAGTAATTGTGTCCATCCAAATTAGTATGTCTGGCTTACCAAAAGCTTTTCTGGTTTCATTTGTTGGGCATATGAAGTCTACAATAACTGGGGCCACGCCTTGTTTTGAAATAAGCCTAGCCATTTCACCCATTCGCCTTGCCTGCTCAACCCTGTCTTCATGAGTAAACCCTAAATCAGAATTGACGGTAGCACGAACTTCATCAGCATTAAAATGTATTGCATTAATTCTTTCTTTTAATGCTTTAGCTAGCTCTGTCTTTCCAGAACCTGGAAGCCCAATAATTTGTATAATCATCTTTTTGTTAAAACCTCATTCGCATAATAGGCAATTCCAAATGAATCTGCCACATCAAAATCATTTAATTCTAATTTATATTTTTTATTAAAATAATCTA